ACATGTTAAAAATACACATAAAACACGTTAAAAACATGAAAATACACTAATTTAAACCACTAAAGTCCGTAAAATCCCGTTTAAACTCACTAAACCTATTAATACCCACACCAACGTTACGTTTACCTAAAAATGATGCAAGGTCCACGACGTTGTTTTTATTCACAACAGCACCAGAATTATCACTATTGCTTAATGTAAGAGTATCAACTAGGTCAGATGGTATATTTTCATCCGAATTTACACGATTTACGGTATTCAACGCCTCTGCTAATGTTAAATGCTTCTGCCCCATTAAAAAGTACAACTTATCCACAACCGTTGTAGATGCCTCTAAATCTGCACAAACTAAACAAAGTGCATCAAAATCATTAGGACTTCTACGTGGACTTAAATTCTTCTTAATATCGTCCTTACTCTCAAGTTTAATACGTTTATCTTTACTATCCCAACCATAATGTACAGCAACAAGCTCTTCATCTAAAAGTGGAGTAGGAAATGGTATGTAAATTTCATCAATAAGTACACGAATCTGCCATGCTATCTCAGCACGCCGGTTGAAAAACTCCGTCTTACTTATCGCATCCTCGCCAACATGAATGGAAATTATTGAACATTTACAATCTTTTATAAGTTTCGAAACATTATCATTCAACCAATCTACAACACCTGCACCAATTCCTATACAGTCCACACGCATTTCACTTAAATCGAATTCCTTTATAACCTCAACACAAAGACGCCCAACGCGTACAGTATCCATACCGTGTGCATCAAAACGGTTGAGTATAACCTTTCCATCCCTCACGTATATAACTGTGTCATCATCACCAAATCTAGCAGGATCACATGATCCAACACGTTTACCATCTTTAGCCGCATCAACTTTACAATGTGCAGCAAACACTTGTTCTGGAGAAACAAGTGCATTTGTTTCTGTACGTGGAGGAAGTCCTCTAACACGCATTCTAAAATAATCTGAATTCTCACCGTATATTTTCTTCAACCTTTGTATATACGGTTTATCTATATATGGTGCGTTAACCTTTTCAGCATCTACAAATATACGTGCCCAAAGGTCGGAGAGTTCAGGAAGCATTGTAGCACGATAGAAATATCCAGTATTACGTGTAGGATTACTTGCTAAAATTGCACGTGCAGACGGCGTTGACATAGCACCATCTGCAGCACCCATTACTTGATCGGGTATACCACTCGCCTCGTCTACGATAAACAACAGATTTTCAGCATGAAATCCTTGTAAACTTTCTGTCGTCATTGCTCCAGGTTTAGGCGGTGCGGATACTATAGCGGTAGCAAACCATTTATCTTTTTGACCTTTAAGGAATATTCTCTCTTGTTGCCATTCAAATAAACTTGATACCATAGGAGATTGTGCCATAGCACGACCAGCTTCTGCCCATAATACGTTAAATAATTGTTTTTGTGTCGGTGCGGTGCATGGAATTACAGGAAAATCTCGTGTATTTAGAAAATGTATTGCCAAACGAGCGAGTAATGCTGTATTATGTTCCATGAAATCAGTAATATAACACTCTGTTTCTGGTACTGTAACTCCAACAGTTAACTGATTTCCTAAACCCTCTATACTTTCGATTTCATCCCAACCAAATATATCTGAAGTTATAAATCTAAGATAATCATCGTTTAAGTGTTTAGCGTAGAATTTAACGGTATCTTTTGACGGATTTCTATTTATTTTTACACAATAACGCATACCGTTAACTGTTTGACTTTTACCTGTAACCCTTAACCTCTCAAGAATATACGCACTAACAGAAAGATCGTATAGATCCGTACCCTTTATACCAACACTTTTTAAATTTTCAACGTATTGAATAACGAATTTAATGTCTTCGTCACGGCCAATAATACCAATACATACACAGAACAGTAATAAACTTTCTGCATCAGTAATAACTAATTCATAAGCGTTAACGTTTTTCTTGTACCGTAAATATGCTAGTATTTTAAACCGTAATAATAAACGTTGAACACCTATAATTAATTTTTTACTACAAGAACAGTATGAAATTACAGCACGATTTTTACCACGGGATGTATGTTTTTCAATTGAACCATCGGTGGAAAATAAACGATTTAAGAATAGTGCAACTTGTTTATCGGATAAACCAAAAATAGTTAATGGTATTTCTTTTTCATGCGAGTTTTCTCTATCTAAAAGGTGTTTAGTTAAAATAGTACGTACATTTCCACCTACTACGCGATAATCCGAAGCTGCACTACGTTTAGATACAAAGGTTACAACGTCACCAAAGTATTCAACAAGTTGTTTAAACTCTTCATACTGTGCATTAGCTCTTTGTGTAAATCTGGGTGTTGATGCTGTAATACAACCATCACCTAATAGGTAGGCTATAATTTTAAGCTCATTATCATCAATTATAGTGCTACTTATAGTACTGTTTATAGTTTCTAATTTTACTGGTATTGCTACTCTATCACCTACTTTTAATTCACTAACTTGTCTCCAACCTTGTACGGTTAAAAGTGGATGATTTTTAGTACAACTAATTTCACGGCCAGTTTTTGATGTAAGTTTTAAACATTCACGTAAACCATTATCAAAGACTTGTGCTATAGATACTTTTTGTTTTCCGGTATTATCAAATGTTAAAATAGATATTTCTTTACCAATAAACCATTGTGCAGGAAGATAGTGTCCAGAAGATAAAAGAATGTCTTGTCCGTATACAAGACATTTTCCGACTCCACTTCCTGTACTCCATGCACAATGACCGTGAGTATCGTAATCGTTACAAGCTTGAGATTGCCAATTCACACACTTAAACTTAAGAACATCGTAAAGATATTTCTCGGAATTGAACGCGTACTGTGCTTGCTGGCGGGATAGTGCGAGAAGTTCTTCTTGATGCATAGGTTTAATTTATTAGTTAGTGTTAATTCTAACTAACACCTTCCGTAAGTTCCTTTGGAGTAACATCAACAATATCTATATCGTCAGTAATTTCCTCAGTAATTTCCTCGGCCGTAGTGTTTATAATATCGGTATTTATAACATTAACATTTCTAGGTGTAACGTCTATTGCGCCAGGGTTAACAACATCATTCCTACGTTTCTGTGCTTCAACATTCGCTTTAGCTAATGCAAATCCATCTTTAATAATCTGAATAACATCAGACATAGCATCACCTTTACTAGGTTCTTTAGCCTTTTTCCCATTTCCACCAAGGTCTAATACATCTAATGCTACATCCCTTTTTAACGCTGGTGAGATTTTCATCCCGTTTATTTTTTCATCTTTAAGTAACGTTTCCAGCGTATTTATTGCCTTAGGTTGTAATTCCTTAACCTTATTATTAACCTCTTCCGCAACAGATGATGTTTTCTCTATAAACCTTGCACGTACTTCCGCTTCCATTTCAGCATATTTACGTTTAAAAAGTGGAGAATTCCGTATAACGGATAAACGCGCTTCAGTCATACCTATATCTAATGCGATTTTACGTTGAGATTCTCCAGCGATTAAACGTCGGATAATTTCAAGATGTTTTTCGCGAATAAGTGCGATAGATTGTATTGGCGCTTTGCCTGTTGGTGTACGGCCCATGGTTTTTATAATTTCTTAGTTAAAAATATATTTTTTTAAAACAACTTCTTATAAACTTTTTATAAACTTAGTACAACTGCCGTAATAGTTAAGCTTTATACTGCAGAGGAATTTTAGTTCGCCCGTTAAAGTTGATTAAGTTGATTGACTGACTAACTAATTAACTAAGTAACTACTCCTTTCTCCATTTTTTTTAAATAACTTTAAATAACTTTAAATAACTTTAAATAACTTTAAATATTCTTAAAAACTTTACACTCTCTCGTTTGTAGACTTAAAAAGGAAGTCGCTTTAACATCTAGTCTAAAAAATACACTAAAACAAAAACAAAAACATCAGGTGTAGAAATATGAAGTCCCAAAACCGTTGTCACTCTCGCTATTACGGCAGTTGTACTAAGTTTATAAAAATATTAAAACAAAACCATTTTAAAGCCACCTTAATCTTAACATATAT